CCCATTGACAAAATGGGAGGCTTATTCAATACATTGTTTGCAACCCTGTCCTCAATGGTGTCTCTTGGGATTTGAGACGCCATATCAGTGCCCGGCTCGCTTGCACCACCCCTAGGTATATTTGCCAACCCAAGCGCGAGGGCAGCAGGAGCCGTCATTGATGATAAACGGGGATATTGATCAGACAGCCGTGTAAGCGCCTGCGATGCACCTTGCTGCAATCCTTGTGTAAAGGTAGGCGCAGTCAATGCCTCACCGCCTCTTACAATTTGTTCAGCCGTATAACGGCCACCGGGGCCTCGAACGTTTTCTAAAACAGGCTGTGTAATCCCCTGAGGATTCATGAACATACGGCCAAGCGCAGCGTTAGCCGCGGAGCCGTACTGACCCAACTTGTCACCCACCATTTGCGCACCGCGCACAATACCGCCAAAAGCGTAGCCTTGAGGGGCTTCAGCCCCCGGGGAAAAAGGGGGTGCACTCTCCATACCCGCAGGCATGGGAATACCACCCTGAGGCATGGCCGGAGCAGGTTGAGGAGCGCCCATCTGATCAGGAGGAGGCATGCCCATACCGGGAGGGGGCATACCCATATTAGGAGGCATCATGCCCTGAGCCTGTGGTAAGCCACCAATGCCGGCCTGCGGTGCAGCTAACTGAGGTTGCAACATGGCCAACACTTCAGGAGGCGTCTCCATCGCAGCGTCTTCACCCACCATCTGAGCCAACTCTTGATATCGTGCGTCCAGTGAACGCATGTCACCACGCAAAGTGTTCATCAGGATCTCGGGATTCTGGGGCGTGCGCGCCATAGGAGGCATCTCTTCCATGCCTTCATCTTCCGTGTCCTCGGGCATCTCTTCCTCAAACCCTGCCATGATTCCTGAGTTGCGTGCGTCCTTTGACAAGGGCATCGCAAACATGGCACGCTCTAAAATTTCATTCTTCATAATATATCCTTAAAGAATTCCAGCGCGGGAACCGGCAGCGGCGGCGCTTAGTCCTGCTATCCCTAAACCAGCAACTTGTTGGAAAGGGCTCGGTGTCGCTTGGCTTTGTTGCATGATTGACATGCTTGAAGTCGGCGCACCCCTGTAAATATCGGATAAGAAACCCATTTGCTGATACGGCTGCATGTTTTGCTGCAATTCGTTTTGACGCGCAGCATCCAACTCGCTCTGCAACTGCTTCTGTTGAGAAGAACCAAGGTTGTACAAGAAGTTGACTTCCTGTTGTCCCATGCCCTGTGTGGCTTGGCCCAAAGCAGCGCCCTGAGTTGCCAAATTACCTTGTTGTGCAGCCAAAGAACCTAGACCCTGTGACATAGCTTGACCAATACCAAACTGCCCTTGCGCCAAATTACCAATACCTTGTCCCAAAGACTGGCCAAGTTGCGCTTGCTGACCTGAGATGTTTGCTTGCTGACCCGCAATGTTGCCGTACATACCAGATAAGCCGGCCAGTTGGCCCGACAACGTGCCCTGAAGACCTGCACCGCCTTGACCTAACTGAGCCTGTTGTACGGCCTGTTGGCCATACAAGCCACCAATGCCTTGGTAACCCTGAGCCTGTGCTAATTTGCGTCCCTGAGCCTGTTCAAACGCTTGTTGTGCCTGAGTAGACGCTTGGTTGTAGCCCTGTGATAGACCGCTCACAATCGCCGAGTTACGTTGCTCGGACAAAGCCCGCTCTAATTCAGCATCCTGCACCCCTTGACGACTGCCCCCAAACGCACCGGCACGCGTAGCTTGGCCCTGTAAGTTTTGACGGGACATCTGTCCTTGACGATTAATCTGTTTTATAGCCTCATCAATTACTTGCTGCTGATAAGGGTTCATGAATTTTTGTACACCGCTTGGGTCGTACATGTCCCCCGCACCTGTCAAAGCACCAACCCCTTGTCCTAACGTAGACAAGGACTGACCCATGTTGGCCTGCGAATAAGCATTCGCTTGTGCCTGAGCATTAGCAAGGCCCTGAGCGCCTTGGCCAATTAAATTAACTCCTTGTGTTGCCAACTGAGCGCTTTGACCCAAGTTTGCAATAGGAGTAGCTGAACGGTTCATTGCAGCTTGCGCTGCGTCAAACTGCCTGCGAGTATCTGCCCCCAACAAAGTCTCAACCGCTTGTTGCGCGTTGTTGCCGGCCATTTGGTAGTTGTTGGTGGCATTTTGCATGTAAGGCAAATACGCCCCAATGCCCTGCCTGCCCAAATCCAGCGCATTTAGCTGGTCAGGGCTCATGCTTGCTACTTGAAAATCAGGGTTTAAAAACTGACCTTCTAATGCCGCAGCATTAGCTGCATCAATCCGCGCTTTGGCGGAGTCCATTAACCCTACTTTGCGTTCTTCAATGTCCGACGCTTCCCGGGATACTGTTTCTTGAACGTTACTTGTTGCCATTTTTTAACCCCGTGCTGCGTTTTTTTCAAGTTGATTCATAAGAGCATACATGCGTTTTGCTCCTGCGCGTCTGTCACCCTTGCCTGCACCACGAACGGCTTTGGCAGTCATTACAAATTCGCCGTCAGACAGCATTGCAGGGATTGAATCAGAGGTTCCGGTCCCCGGACCATTAATTTGACCAGTTTTCCTAGGATAACCGCCCGTGCCCAGTGTGGCAATACCGCCCATGTTTAAAAGTTTTGCTGGGCCAGCGGTAGCTGCGTTATATCGCCTTAAAACTTCTTCTGGTGCAATTGCTCCACCAGTGCCTTTAAATGCATCTGATATCTGACTAAAATCAATAGCATTTTGATCCATGTAAGTTGCAATTTGTCTATCTGTCATGCCGGGAGTTTTGGCAAAATAGTCACGAATACTTTGACCTGACACAGCATCTGCAGCATTCTGAGCAGCGATAGCAGCAGCATTTCCCCCTGTTGCACTTCTTGCCGATTGATAACGTGAGTCAATACTCTGAGGACCTGCAACCCCTTGCAGGCCCGTGACTTGCGCAACCTGATAAGGGCTAACGTTAAAATCAAACATAGCCTGTGCAATTGTCCTATCAGTTGCCGTGGGGTTAGCAATTAAATAATTTCTAACTTCTGCATCAGTGTAGGCCCGTTGTCCCAGCCTGCGAGCTTCAGCTTCCGCAGCAAGCCTCCGGGCTTCAGCTTCCGCAGCAAGTCGTGCAGTTTCTATGCCTGCAAGTCGAACACGTTCAGCTTCGTCAGCAATTCTTTTACGTTCAGCGGCCTCAGCAGCAAGTCGTGCGGCAGTATTGTCAAACGGAGGTACATACGTCGGCACAAACGCTGGGAAAGCAGGCGGTGTATAAACACCCGGTTGAGCGACCGTAGGCGTCGTATTGTAATTAACAGCCGTTGCCACCGGATTAAATACGTTTGAATACAACGCAGAATTGTTATAGGGTTGATCTACAACGGTGGGCCTGTACGCCTTGCCTAAGGTTGCTGTATTTGCAGCATCAGCTTTAATAAATTTATTTAATGTAGGAGCAAACGCCGCTTGACGAGTGGCTCTTGCTGAGGCAGCAGCGCCTTCTGGCGCATCAAAGGCTAAACCTGCATTGATATTTTCATAGGCACTTCTAGATCCTATTGCCTTTTTGGCTGCTTTAGCTGTGGCTACTGTGCCGCGAGCCGCAGCCTGTTTTGCTTTAGTCGCTTCATCTTTGACCGCGGATGCGGCTGCAGTTTCTGTTTTATTAAAAGCGGTACGGCCTTCTGCTTTACCATACTGTACATAGTGCTCGTATGCGTTTTTAAATTTACCTTGAGCAATTTCAGCAGCAACATCTGGATACGCTATTGCGTATGCTACTTCATCAAAATTAGCAGCGGTTACTTCACCACCTGCAGCGTAGCCCCTAGGACCTGCTAAAGATGCAATGCCCAAGCCTGTGTCATACGTAGGCAAGGGATCGTACTGACCAAAAACAGGAGCGCCATATTGGTCGTATTTCACACCGGGTAGGTTCTGGACGTAGTAATTACGTTGATTTCCGCCTTCAGCGATACGCTGAGATACAGGCTTCATCAACTGATCCCGCATTGCCGAGGGCTGAGCAGGAGCAGATTTAAATCCGCCGCCTAAAGCTAAAGCGCCAATACCCGCAGCGGCTAATGGTCCATAAGTAGACACAATACCGGGCATTGCTGCTTTGTATGCAGTTTGGTATGCGGCATCTAACATAGCAGGAGTAGCTGTTGGCGTGCGTGCCAACAAGGCGTCTTGTGCTGCTTTCCCTGCTTGTTCAGCCGCAGGCATGCCTTGGGCTTGAATGTTAGAAGGAGAAAAGTATTCGTTGTACCCGGACTTTATTTTGTCCATGAACGAAGAAGTATCTGTGGGAGGTGCAACACCTGTCTTGTCAAAAGAACCGGGGAATTGCGTGGCATCCATTGGAGTAGTCGCTGCAGCAGGCGACCTAAACACCTGCTCGTTTGCACCCACAGGAGTTTCAACAAAATTAACAGGTGCCCTAACTCTTGCAGGAGCGTCTGCAAAAACTTTGTTATAAGGTTCAAATCCAGCGCCCGGATCACCCGCTGCAAATTCTGGACTAAAAGAAGGAATAGCGGGCTTTCCACCAATTAAAACATCGCTGCCCGGTTGCCCGGGCAACGGTCCGGCAGGTGGTTGTGAACCAAAGTATGAATCAAACGGTTTTGATGGCGTGCCCGTCATCTCCAGTGGCTTGTATGGAGCTTGTGTAACATCAGTAGGTGCAAGACCCCTTGTCTGACCTGCAGCATCAATAGCGGGTGCCTGAATACCGGAGGCAGGTGCCGAAGGGGTTATAGCATTCGTAAATCTGTCTACCTGACCGCCTACTGTTGTAGGACCGGCATAAGCAGTGTCAAAACCTTGGGTAACTCCACCAACAGCACCGGCAGTCAAGCCGCCAATAGCACCGGCTTTTAATGCATCTTTTAGGCTACCGCCACCAAGTAAAGTAGAACCTGCGCCACCAATAAAGCCTCCTACCGCTGCAACACCCGCAGCAGAGGTTACACCCATAAAAGAAGCTGCAGCAGGGCCCAAGAAGAAGCCAAGGGCCACGGTCGTAATAATCTTGCCCACAGTGCTGCTTGCAAAGCTTTTAACGGCTTTACCAAGGCTCTTAAAAGCTTTCTTTAAAAAGAATTCAGGCAGGCCCGTAGCAGGATTGATAGTGCCTGAGCCACCACGGCGGCGCAGCATGCGCGCCTCTGCTGGTGTGATGTGCGCCAACATGGTGTCACCATTACGGCCATAACTAGCAATCACTTTGGCAATAGGCTTAAGCTCTGCAATACCGCCTTGGGCAAACGCCTGAACACCCGCGGGCTCTGCAATCAACTGATCCACGGCCATGTTCATGGCAGCAAAAAACTGAGGGTCAAACTGCTCGGGCAACAACTCTTCCGGTGCACCCATCTCTAAATACTTTGCGCGGACCGCGGCATACTGCTCAGGATTACCCAGAATCTCATCCAACATGTTGTTGAGCATGTCAAGCTCTTCTGGCGACAAATCGATCTGACTCAAGTCATTTCTAAATTGGGCCATGGCCTCAGGATCGATCTGCGCGGCACCCGCCAGCATCTCATCACCAAATTCCTTAGGGGACACCGTCTGACGCATCTGCTCGTAAACGGCCATCGTATTGGGATCGGCAAACGGATTTGCGCCTGCCTCTTGAGGCATATCCATTGCGGTTTGGGGTGCTGTGGCCATGTCAGGTCCTTGAAAAAGGTATTTTGTTCAATTGTATTACGTAGACGTCTTTATGCGAAGCATTTGACTGGTATCTTGCACACCATCTTGTGTATCTCGGTACACATCACCTAGTCTTAAAGTGGGCAAGTCAGCGTCCGTGGGCAGCGTGTCTAGGTTCAAATTCAACGACGTTCCGCCCATGTCCCCCGGATTACTAAGCTGCGCAAAAAACAAACGCAAGGTATTGTTTAATTGATCCTGATACCTGCGGTCGTACTCATCGGTAGCCAAAGGCAGGTTGGGGGGACGAACATTAAGTTCAGCCATTTACCGCCTCCCATCTGCTCTGATATCTATCCGAGGCGCGCCCAATTGCCATTGTGTGTTTAACTGATTGGAGTCAATCTTAAATATCATCTGCCGCCCGCGCATGCGCGTGAATATCTGACCTGTAAATTCTTCGGTTATGACATAGGTACTGCCTTTAAGGACAGAAGCTGACGCGTTGCTCGTGGTCCCCGAGCCGGAGTTAGACAATCCAAACAAAGTCATAGTAACCGCGGGAACAGCACCTGCAGGCGAATTCGTAGAATCCCCAAACGTCAGATCAGGCAACACGCGCCACACAAATGCAAAGTTGTGGCCATCGCCTATGTCCAGTTCCGATGAGGAAATAAAAGCATTTAAGGCTATTGGAGTGCCTGTTGCGTTGTCGTTCAGGCCATTTTCGTGCTCCACAATATTGCCCGTATTATTTGGCTGGTATGTAGTGGCTAACGGATAGTCACGCAAACCTGAATCAAGCCACGCTGTTCGTGCCATCGTGCCGTAATACCAGATTTTTTCTTGATAGTTGTAGATGACGTAGCGGTCAATTGTGGTGCTTGATTCTGAACAATAGAACCACCATACCTCATTAAAGCCTTCGTTGACACCCGCAAATACTTGTAGGTTTTGATCTTTATTGATGTCTGTAAAAATAAACCGGCGCAAGTCACAATTAAGCGTCTGCACACGACCATCGTATGCATAAAATTTATCTATGCCCATCCAGTACACAACACCGGAGGCCACAGCTACCGCATTGGGCCCATAAATAGAGAGGCCATCACCAAGAAGCTGAGATCCCCAAACAAAAGGAGGACCTAGATACTGCAAAGAATACAACGCTGAATCGGTAAACACAACAATCTCTTGCCTTGTCTGTGCTGTGGTAACAATCTCAGACCCATTAGACAACCGCAAACTTCCCGCTTGATTGGTAGCTGTAGGTGTCCAATTAAAAGGATCCTCTTGTCCGCACCAACGAATCAGCATGGGGTCTAACGTCGCACTGCCGTAATCATTTACGCCAAAAGTTAAAATAAAACGTGATGCGTCTGAAACAATTAAAGTGTTTACGACCGTGGGCACATCCACAATTAAGGACACAGCGCCGGTGCCTGCAGATGCGGTGTTGACCAATACGTTAGAACTATCCAATAACTTAAAAGTTAGCCCACTAACCTCGGTTACAGTAAATGTGGTCGCTGCAGCCACACCCGTGGGCAAAGAACCACCTGAGAACTGCAACCGTGCACCCGCTGTGTATGCAACAGTTGAGGTTACAACGGTAGGAGAAGCGTTGGTAAAGCTTACCGTGCCGCCAAGGGTGTTAAGCAGTACTCCACGAGAAGTTAATGGTGCCTCCCAATAATACAAGCCACCGCCGCGGAAGTTGAATACAAGATCTTCACCAAAGTTTTGCTGACTCCATAAACGCAGGGCGGAAGTGCTGGCTAAACCATTACCCCACGTACCAAGACCCCATCCACCTGCACCCCATCCAACCAAAGGAATCTGTGTTGCTGGACCGACACTAATTTCATATGCCGCTACGACAGAAGCACCGCCACCGGCACCCGCAGCATCTGTTGCGTTGGCTGTTGCTGTTGCTGTAAACGTGTAAGTGTTAGAAGTTAAAACAGTAATTTGATAATTGGCATTTAACACCGCTGCGGTGATGTTGCCACCCAGTCCTACAGCACCACTAAAGGTTACAAAGTCTCCTGTAGCAGAGCCGTGTGCTGTGTCAGTTACCGTAATGACTGCAGAGCCGTTTGTAGCTACAAAAGGGTTAGCGTTAATTGTGCTAGATGCACGAAGGGGCGTAATGTCGTAATACGCACCGCCGTTTTCTAAGTAAAACTTTAGGTTTGTGCCAACACCAATGATGTTTCTGCCATCAAGCAGAACCCAGTTCCACAAAGATCGGCAAACACCTAAAAATGTATTAACAGAAATACGTAACCAGCCACCAATTACTTCGGGATTACCCTGACGAAAGCGTACCTTGTCGGCCTCATACCAACCGCCCTCGGTTGTGTACCGCGTGTTTTCTTTATTAACGCCCGGCTTGAACAGAATCTTTTGTAATGGCATTTTTAGTCCAGCAGTGCGCACTCAGCAGTGCGCCGTTTAAGCAAGCCCGGCAACACCTTGCCGCCGCCTTTAGTCCAGAGCATCAGTTGTTCTTTTGCGCCTTCCCAATCATTGGCATTGATTTTCCTCTTTAACGTGGATGTTTGCAAGCGTCCAGTGCCCAAATTGTAAGCAAAGTCCACGATGGCGTTGCACTTACGAACATCAGTAATTAGGCCGGGGCAGTTACGCAAAACTCCGGGCAGGTACGTGTGCTCAAGTTCAATCATCAAAAGCGCGCGCGCCGTGGGTTCATCCATCGGCGGGTCTTCCAAAGTTACTTTGCGCTTGTCTGCGTAGTAGGTAGAGCCATACCCAATCGTGGCAACATTTGCCGGACACAAGTATGGCTTGGCGCGGTAGCCCTCAAACCGACGGCACATCTCTGCAGCTAGTTCTAGGTTCATAGCCCGCGCTGCTTCAGAGTTCTATCGAGGAACCAATAGTTAATTGTTCCAGCCAAGAGTGCCGAGAAGTCAGGCGACATCATCATCTTGAAGACTTCCATAGGGGCAGCGCCTGCAATCCATGAGTTCCAACCAAACCACAGATGTACAAAAGACCAGACCAAAAGAATCCAGTATGTAACAACAGGGCGAACAGATGCAGACAAACTAGCCGCCCAACCACCTGCGGCTTTGACCATTGTGGCTTGTTGTTCTATTGCAGCGTTAAAGGCATCCATGACCCCTACATCAACAGCAGCTTCGCGTTGTGCCCCAATCTCAGCCAATTTCATTTGGCCTCTAATCTGCTCCAGTTCACACTGGCGGGCAAACATAAGCATCTCATGTGATCGTTCGTTCTTCTTGTCAAAGAACTTGAGAACTTCTGGAGCCAAGCGAAAAATACCGCCTAGCGCTCCGCCCAATATGCCACCAAATACTTCAAACATAGTTAGTCCTTACAAGATTTTGATTTGTCTTCATTCTGCATGAGTTTGATACCAGACAGGAACCCAATCATGCCGCCGATAAGAGTAGAAAAAGCGGGTGAAATCATTTTGAATATTTCTGCGTTGTCCACTTCCTTTGCCCACAAACCTAACATGAAGCTGACCACCATTGCCAATACAGAGATGCACAGGGTCGTGCTTACCATGAGAGTAACCCACAGCGTCAGCTTGTCCTTGGTGTCTGGCGCAGGTTTCCTGATCGGTCTGGGTGGTGGTTTTCTGGTCATACAAGTTTGTCAATCTCGCGTTTAAGGTTTGTGATGTCAATGTTTACCGTTATCTGCCGCATCCTGTATTCATAAATCTCATACTCATACTGGTAAAATTTCTTTACCTGCTGGTCAATCTGTACTTGCACAGCTCTCTCAGCATCAAGCTTCTCTACCCGCTTGGCAAACACATCTGTCTGCGTGGTCACGGTAGGTTGGACTATCGGATACCACTTGTCGTAGCTGATCTTCATTTCTTCTCTCGCTCAAGTGCATCTTTGTATCCATGAATGACTTTAGTTCTGAGTTCTGCTGAATCCGCCGCGCCAGCCCATTCGGACAGGTTGTTCCATATCGCCACATAATCTTGAGATCGACAGTATTGTGCGTTGTTTGTCAGCCACATTGACATCTGCTGATGGCGTTCGGACGGGTTGTGTATTGTCCAAGCAATTGACCAGAACTCGCGCACATGGCAGCCATTCTTGGCTACGGCCCCAACTAGCCCCAATAACAGTAACAGTATGAGCCAGCGCATTTACCACATCCAACTCCATGCAATCATGTACGTGCCAAAAATGACGAAGGCCACTATACAGGCCGCCGCAATGAATGCTTCAGCCCAGTCCCACATGATTAGCCTAATTTTAAATCATTTAAAGCCTCTTCATCACCCACGACTCCTCTTGGAAAAGTGTTAAATGAGAGGCTAATTCTTGTGGCTTCACCCTTGACTTCTTCTACCATGTGCGTTAACGATGATGGAAATAAATACAGCGCCCCAGTTGCCGCCTCAAGCCACCAAGACGGAGAGTTGTACATATTAAATTCTTTTGTTTGTATTTTAATTTGTTGGTAGGGATCGTTAAAAAAATACAACTTGTCTGTTTCTTTTACCGCTTGAATGTAAAACACACCTGATATTAAAGAATTTGCATGTGCGTGTTTATGGTGGTACTGACCCGGATTAGTGTAGTTTACCCAAGACTGCGTGATACACAGTTTTGCATCGTGTTTAGGCGCGTAAACCGTATTAAAGTATTCTTGTAATGAGGTATTTAAAAACTCTGCCAAAGAATGTAGTTTTAAGTGGCCTAATACGTTACTTTCAACACTTGTACTGTTTCCAGAATTCGGACGTGTTTTTAAGTTAAACAAATACTCACGTTCCACTTCAGACAAGTCGCGCCCTAATTCAAAGCCAGCAACAGGGGTTGGAAATAAATTGTTAATAACCATATCTAAACAGACGCGGTGTCAGTCAACTTAACCTGAGATGTCGTTGACTTCAACATGTTTACCTTTGCTGTTATGACAGCAGTTGATGTGTCTCGATCGATTGTCATGTAGCCTTGGCAAGTGATGTTGTAGTCTTGCCCATTTGCGTCTTTCTCGCTCTTGATTGGTACAGTAATATCAATGTTTTTAAACAAAAACTCTTTGCCATTTTCAAAGACGCGCCAGACATGATCCATCGTGCCGCGACCAGCTTGGCCACGGTTTTTGTTGAACCTAATTTGATACGTGTTCATATAATTTCTGCGGCTGGCGGCATAGCGCAAGCTTGTGGCTGTTGAATCACAGTCAAATTAAAATGCACAAACTTAATGGGTAGGTCAGCGGCATGGCGTGTAAAAGAATGGGCAAGCCACGAGTTTGCAAAAATCATCATGCCGGGTTTTGGCGTAAAGTTAATCATTTTGCTGGCTGGGGTTGCCATGCCCATATTTTGTTCGGGTAAGTCAACTTGCACCTTACCTGCGCGGGGGTCGTGAAACACAACATGAGAGCAACCTTCTGGTGTTTCAAGAAAATAAAAGCCTGTAATTTGTGAACCAAATCCGTGAACATGAGTATCCATTGCTGAGTGCTTGTGGTGCTCTTGTGTCCACATTTCTATAAACTGCACTGCCTTATCTTGCATGGCGTAGCCTTGTTCATTAAGAATGTTCCAAGCCGTAGCACCTACAAACTCGGTAAATTCAGCCATGCGCGGGTCGCCAAAATAGTTCTGTGTCATGTGTACAGGATAAAACTCATTAAGTGGCTGGGTTTTTTTAGCTACTTCTAAGCCTTCTTCAGAGACAACATTAACCGCATCTAAGAAGTCTGGTCGCTCAATAATGTAAATTGGGCAGGGGAAATGGTATGCAACTTGAAGCTGTGTTTGCATAACAACTTGAGCTACTGACTCAGCGGCTTTGCATACCTTTGGCTTCTTAGCTACTTTGCTCATAGTGCAATCCAACTCCAAGCAAAGAAATCAAACTTGTATTCACCCTCTGGACGCACTGGAGTGTCTTTCCAGTTTGCGTCTGCGCCGCACCAATACGTAAAAATACCAGCATCAATTTTGGTTTGGTCTACGTCAGGACGTGTAATAGGGGGAACCATTTCACAAGTAGCTTCGTCAAGCGTCCATGCTGACCAATTAGACGCGTATTCACGGAGGTTAAACAAATCGCGAGTAAGTAGTTGCTTACTAGTTTTTTCTTCCGCAGTCATGTCGCGTACTGGCCACACATCAGTCCAAACACCGTTTACTTTTTCATAAGCGGGATTATTGACTTCTGTAACTTTATAAACACCCAAACTAGAACGCGCAACACGCACAAAAGGCTCCCAGTGTTCGGGGATAGAACCAAATGCCTGTATAAGGTTGTCTTCAAAAGCAGGGTGGTTTTTAGCTACACCGTTTTCAGTTTCAATATAAAGATTCATATTTATTACTCATTTGCCGTTCGTGTTGAGGGGAATGCTCTTGCACAACCGGGCCAAATAATTCGGACTGCGCCTTTGCTAACAGAAACACTAGCGCCCGGCCTACCGCCACTACCCGGACAACCTGAGGCAGGGCCACACGGCGGAGCCCCCCCGGCTCCATTTGCGCCTTGCCCAAGAATACCAGTGTTTCCACCGTATCCACCACCGGTACTTGGACTTGATCCGCCACCACCACCACCACCGCCAGCACCAGTAGATCCCGCGTTATTCCCGCCAGTAAAGGGAGCACCTGCACCACCATTACCAGAATAACCACCAGTGCCGCCCCATCCAGAGCCAGAAGCGCCGCCGCTTGTTCCCGTTGAACCACCATTACCGCCAAAGCCACCGCCGCTACCAGTATAACCTCCACCTGTTCCACCAGAGCCGCCAAGAGTTCCTTGAGTACCGCCAGCACCAATAACAGATGAACCGTTAAAAGAACTTGGGAGGCCATCATTGTAGTAACCGGGCGTACATGGCGCAACAACAACAGCATACGGACTACCCGGTACTACGGTTATATTATTTCTATACCCAAGTCCGCCACCCCCACCCCCTGCAAATTTTGCTGTTGAAGGGCAATAAGGTGTTCCAATGTTTGACCACCCTGCTGTTCCTATAGCTACTACAGACACTTTAGTAACCCCAGCAGGGGCTACCCAAGTAAAACTGCCCGGTGTTGTAAATGCTTCCTGACTCGGCACTGCGGCTGTTGATATTGAGTTACTTGCTGCACTTGCCGCGCTTGTTCCAGCGGAGTTTGTTGCAGTTACAGTAAATGTGTAAGAAGTTGCCCCCGCCAATCCTGAGACAGTAATTGTCCCAGAACCAGCTTGACTCAATGTACCCGTAATACCACTTGGCGAAGATGTCGCCGTATAGGACGTAATCGTTGCACCGCCATCACTTGCAGGAGCCGTGTAAACAACGGTTGCTGTGGTTGAACCAGTAGCTGTAGCCGTACCAATTGTAGGCGCGCCCGGAACAATTGCCGCCACAGAAGCTGTAGAGTTGGAATTGGCCGTAACGCCAGATGGCGCAACTGAATTAGTAGCTTTTACAACACAGCGGATTGTATTGCCAACGTCAGCAGCAACAAGAGTGTATGTACTTGATGTTGCACCACTGATGTTTGTTGTGACCCGTTGCCATTGATAGGTGAATGTAGGTGCTGGTGCGCCTAGCCATGTACCGTTGGTCGTTGTAAGCGTGGAGCCAAACGAGGCCGTACCTGTGACCGCCGGAGCCACAGTGTTAACTGGCGCAGAGCCATAGCTGTTTCCAACAGTAGCAAGTAGTATTCCACTCATGTTACGTTTCCTGTCACAACACAAACAGTACCAGAAATAAACAACACATTACAAAGGCCGCGTGTTGCTAAAGAGATAGTTGCTACATCCGCATCAGTACCACCAATATATGCAGTGGTAATTGACATGGTCAATGTAATTGCGCCTGACGTGTTATTAAAAATCACAACTGCGTCGCCAGCAGCAAAAGTAGCGTTGGGCACAACAATTGACCCACTAGCGCCCACCTCAATAAACTCACCCACATCACCTGCAGCAAGGGTGTAGCTGGTAGTTTTAGCTGAGCCAGACTGAGGTATGTTTCTATAACCAACAGGGTTAGTGCCATCAACAGTACACGAAGATAATACGCCTTGTGATGGTGTTCCAAGTGCGGGGGTAACCAACGTGGGTGACGTTGCAAAAACAGCAGAGCCACTACCTGTTTCGTCTGTTAAGGCGGCAGCAAGATTTGCCGATGATGGCGTGCCTAAAAATGTTGCTACGCCAGCGCCGAGAGATGTTATACCTGTGCCGCCGTTAGCTGTTGGTAGTGTTCCAGTTACGCCAGTAGTTAAGGGTAAACCTGTGGCTGATGTCAAAACTAAAGCAGTGGGTGTTCCCAGCGCCGGTGTCACCAAAGTTGGAGAGGTTGCAAACACCAATGAGCCAGAGCCAGTCTCGTCAGTTACTGCCGCCGCTAAATTAGCTGAACTAGGAGTGCCAAGGAAAGTGGCAACACCACTTCCAAAAGATGTAATTCCTGTACCACCATTTCCAACAGGGAGAGTTCCCGTGACATTGGTAGCCAGATTGGTAAATGTAGTTGAAGTTGTGCCCGTACCACCAGAAGCAATCGGGAGCGCAGAACCCAGAGTCAAAGAGGTGAAGTACGAAGCCGCATCAACAACGTTTGTGCCGTTGTTGTAAACCAGCGTTGCCTTACCCGCAGGGACAGATATGCCTGTGCCTGAAGTATTTTTAACTGTTTTAGCCCCAGTACCGGTGTTATTGATAAGGTAAAACTTCTCAATCTGGCAACCAGAACCCAGTATCAAGTTACGCACAGACCCTATGCCCGAAGAGCTTTCTGTGATGTTTAAACGTAAGTTTCTAGCCGATTGGGATGTTGCCGAGTCGGTAAGCGTAATTGTTACGTCTGCGTCCGTTGCAAAATCTACGGTGGCAGAGCCTGTAATAGCCTCTCCCAAAACCGCATCACCTAGATTGACGTTGGTAAGCGTACCCCATGTGCCTGAGTTTGCCCCCGTTTCAAGCAACTCTATTTTAAGTGCTGACCATGATGATGCCATTTTTAACTCCTAAGTCGTTGCGACTGCAACCCAGTTGGCAGTCTGTGTATTATCAATTATTTCCCAGAATGGTCGTGCAGTCAACCCATCTGTACCTGTTGCTAACTCGTTAATAGAAGCAATAAAAACCGCCGCTGCCGCCAACGTATCTGCACTTACTGCATTTTCAGTAATTGTGCTTTTAAATGCTACTCGTGCCGTAATTACATCTGACCCCGTAGCGGTTTCTGTAATTGCTGCATTAATTACAACTATCGCCGTTACTGCATCTGTTCCCGTCGCCGTTTCTTGTATATCTCCAGAATACACAAGACTTCCAGCTATGTTATCTGTTCCAGTTGCTGTTTCGGCCACCGCACTTGTAAACCCTGCGTTAACCAAAATAACATCTGTGCCCGTTGCAGTTTCACTGACCGCAGGACTTAAAGTCCGTGTAGCAGATACAGCATCTGTTCCTGTAGCTATTTCTGTAATACCAGAAACAAACGCTACACCCGCTGTAACAACATCTGTACCTGTTGCCGCTTCGCTTACTGTTGGATTAAGCGTTAAAGTAGAAACTACCGCATCAGTAGCAGTGGCTAATTCACCTTCTCCGCCCCACGAATTACTACCCCAACTGTTTTGCCCCCAAGCCGTTCCAGCAATCGTTGCTGAATAAACTTCCCCGCCTACTGTTGCATCTGTGCCCGTAGCAGTCTCGACAATTACCGAGCCTACAGAAATAACAGAAACTACCGCATCTGAACCTGTGCTTGCCTCTGTTACCGTTGCAGCATATAGCGGGCCGCCTTCTGTAGCGTCTGTCCCTGTTGACGTTTCCGTTATGCTTGAGGTAAATATCTTACCCGCTGCAATTACATCTGTGCCTGTACCTGTTTCACTGACAGCGGGGGCTACACTTAACGTGGAGCTAACCGCGTCTGATCCTGTGGAGGTTTCGTCTACGGAGCTAGTGAAGGCAGTAAAACCGCCCCACCCTTGTTCGCCCCATAAGCCGTCACCCCACCCAGCCATATTAAGCCGCCAAGCTAAATGTGTAAGTCACAGACAAAGTATCGCTGTTTACCACAGAGCGGTCGCCGGGTGAGCCAAAATCAGCAGCAGAGAACAATGTTCCTGTTGTGCCACCCTTGGTGTTTTCGCTTGTTAAAAACGCACCGCCGACTGTTGTTGTGCCGTTGATATTAAACACGGCTGGTGAAGCTGAGTTAGTCACTACAGAAGGATTGGCGGTTGTAGCTGTTGCAAGCGTGGCAGTCACACGGTTGGCGTTGCTGTAAGCAGTAACTTCTGTCCAACCAGCATGGGAAGCCATTGTGTCGCCCGCCGCAGGTGTATTAGAAGCGCCAGCGCCGTACAAACCAAGATACCAAGTGGTAATCTGGCTCACTGAAGTCAAAGCACTGCCAGCCATATATTGGAGGCCAACGTTGACTACAAGATTCTTAGACTCGGCAGACCACTTCAAGTTGCCATCTTTGTCATGGCACTTGATCTCAAATACGCCGGTCGCTTTTGCGTCCTCACCGGCTTTGGTATTACAAGTAAGACCACTAGAAACAGTGTCAGTGGCTTTGGTTTTTTCAATGGTCATGATGACTCCTTTAATTAATTCGTATAAGCGCGTTATCCGCATTGTTAGGCGGGAATTGAATTTGAAATTGCTGGTTTACTGTGGTTTGATCTACCCCAAAGTTCAGCACCCCTATTGATTTATTACTTTTAGAGAAATTATAAAGTAGTGCCCCCCGTGTTGTAAAGGATGAACCATTCCACGTTGGATTGCTAAAAGACACATACGCAACGTTTCCCGTCAGGGTTACCGTAACCCCTGTAAGAATTTCTCCGCCTGCTGTATAGGCTGTTCCAGATGTTTCATTGGAGGTACTGTATACAGTGGTGCTTGCATCTAGCGTAGCAGAAGACGTATACAACGCAATCTTTATCGTATCCACACTAAAGTCATGCACAGCCAACAAAAGCTGCTGTTTAAAACTGTTGGTCAATCCTGCTGTGATCATGGATTACCTCACTGGCAAGCGAACTTGACCATCTTGATAAGCATCACCACGTTGCTTAGCATCGCCCAAATTCTTCAACAAGCCTAACGCTTCTTGATATTTGCCGTTGTATAACGCCATCATGTCGGCCTCACCCTTCATGTAGGTGTATGCCTCGACCAGCGAGCCATACAAAAGCACCGTGTCAAAGTTGTCACCAAGCCATGAAGTACCCGCCGTAACAATAGACTCAGGATAATAATAGTAGTGCAGTTCCATTCCATAGGCAGCATTAGGGGTTGGCCCTACTATGAAAACTAGCTCGTTGTCATTGCCACTATTAGGCCCAAAAATAGCATAATGTTTTGGTTTGGCCCGTTGCAAAGGATTTGGATATGCTTCTCGAATAAAGTTAACGTCTCGATTAAGCAAATAAGTGTAATCGCCCTGAAACGTTAAAGTGCCAGATACAGTTGCCGTATTAGCAATGGTAAGCGTAACTGTGGTTCCTACAATCGTAGAAACCACTGCACCCACTGCAATTCCGGTCCCAGAAACATACATTCCCGCCACAATATTTGTAGCACTGGACACTACAACGGTAAAAGCTGCCGCCGTTCCTGTTGCAGTTGGTGTTGCTACAGCGTACACGGCTAAAGAATAAGTAGAAAGAAAATCTGATGGACAATCTACATACTTGTTGCCCGGGGTCATAAACCCTGTTACGTTTTGGCGCAGATTAGCAACCTGAACACTGTTGTTGATTCGTTGTTCTGCTTGTTTAACAAAAACAGGGATCTGCGCTACAAAAGATGTATCGGTATTTTCGGTATACGCTTGAATAGAGGCGGTTAATTCAGAATAGTTCATGTGATGCTCGTTGTAACTGTTCCAAGCATAGCGCCTGCTACTAAATTTCTTGCAGGAGGCATGGGCCGCATGCCAATACTTGCAAAAGAAGTATCTCCTGTGTCCCCTACAAAAACGTTGACGCCTAGTCGCCCCTCGGGACGCGGCTCCAACAGCGCCTGAGGCTCGTTTAACGTGCGCTTAGGCTCAAGCTGAGGGTGTTTAGGCTCATAGCACTCA